CCCGCGTCGACGCGAGCGGGGGCGGCGTGATCGTCATGCACACTCGGTGGCACGTCGACGACCTGGCCGGGCGGCTCGAGCGCGAGACGGCCGAGCCGTGGGAGGTGCTGTCGTACCCGCTCATCGCGGGCGAGCGCGACGCGGCGGGGCGAGCACCGGGCGAGCCGCTCGACGGCTGGACGCTGGAGGGCGCCGAGCGCACCCGCCTCGTCGTCGGGTCGAGGCTGTACGCGGCGATGTACCAGGGTCGCCCCACGCTCGACGAGGGCGCGATCATCCGGCGTGCGTGGCTGTCGCACCGCTACGACGAGGCGCCCGAGGTCGTGGCGAGGCGCTGTGACGTCACGGCGCTTTCGCTCGACCCTGCGGCGACCGAGGGAGGCGGCGACCACTCCGTGCTCCAGTGGTGGGGGTGGCAGGCTGGCCGGGCGTACCTGCTCGGGCAGTGGCGCGGACAGTGGGCGTACCCGACGCTCCGGCAGACGGTGCTCGACGTGCACGGCAAGGTCCGGCCGTCCGCGCTGCTCGTCGAGGACACGTCGTCGGGGCGAGCGCTCGCCGACGAGCTCGCACGGGCGGTGTCGGGGCTGGTACGCGTGCCGGCGCGTGGGGCCAAGGCATCGCGGATCGCCGCCGAGACGCCTGCGATGGAGGCCGGATCTGTGCTGCTCCCGGCGTCGGGACCGTGGGTGGGCGACCTCGTCGAGCGGCTGGTCGTCATCACCGGCGAGGGGGACGAGGTCGACGACGAGGCCGACGCGCTGGCGATGGCGTTGCGGTGGAGGCGGGAGCGGGACGTCTCGACCGTCGACCCCGCCGCTTACCTCCGGGTGCTCCAGGGGATGCGGTAGCCCCACCCGTCGCCCCGTGGTAGCGTGGCGGCATGGCCTGGTACGACCTCCTCCGTCCCCGCGTCGAAGCCCCGCCCGCTGCTGTCGCGGCGACGGTGGCGGCGATGGACGCGCACGACCCGCACCGGGCCTACGCTCGCGCGATCGGCGTGCGGCTGGCGCTCGACAGCTCGTTCCAGTCCGCCATGACCGCGCTCGGCGTGCCGGGCGTGGACCCGGGCTCGACGTGGACGGTGGTGCCGCGCGCGAATCTCTCGTACCAGACGACCGAGACGCTGTACCGGCAGTGGCCGCTCGCCCGGCGGCTGGTCGACCTGCTCCCGGCGTCGGCGGCCTCGAGGACGTGGCGCCTCGACGACGACGAGCGGCGGGACGTGGCGGGCGACCTCGACGCGCGCGTGGGGATGCGCGGCGTCGTGCGGACGTGGGGATCTCGCGCTCGGCTGTACGGCGGGGCGCTGGCCCTGCCGTACTTTTCGGGTCAGGGCGCCGACCTGTCGCGACCGCTCGCCCCGAACGCGCCCCGAGGTCAGGTCACGGCGGTCCAGGTGTTCAGCGGCGAGGAGCTGTCGGTCCTGTCGTGGGACACGGATCCCGGCTCGCCGGCGTTCGGGCTGCCGCTCCTCGTGCAGATCACGCCCTACGTCCCCGGTGCGGTGGTGACGGCGACGGTGCACGCGAGCCGCTTCGTGTGGCTCGGGTCGGGGATGCCGCTGCCGCCGATCCTCCGGCAGACGTACCCGAACGCCACCGACCTCCCGGTGATGGAGGCGTACTGGACGCCGCTGGGTCACCGGTGGCAGGTAGACGGGGCAGCGGCGACCATCGCCCCCCGCATCGTCGAGGGCGTTCTCTCGATCCCGAACCTGGCCGCGGTCAACGGCGCGGACCCGACCACGGCGGGCGGCGCCTCGACGCCGAGCGGGTTTGCCAACGCCATCGCGCAAGGCTTCGCCCGGTCGGCGTCGGTCGTCGGCGTCGGAGTGCTCGACTCGGCGATGCAGTACCAGCGGCACTCCGCGTCGGTGTCGGGCTTCGCGGAGATCGACGCCACGACCCGGCGCGAGGTCGCGGGCGTCGAGGGATGGCCGCAGCGCGTGATCTTCGGCGACGAGCCGGGCGGGCTCGGGAACAGCGGCGACGGGGCGATGCGTCAGTGGTCGGTGATCGTCGACACGTACAGTCAGACGCACCTCGGCCCGGCGATGATGGCGCTCTACCGCCTGTGCCTCGGGCCTGCGTTGTCGAAGCCGCGCCTTGCGTGGGAACCGCTGGAGCGACCGTCCGCGACGGAGCAGGCGCAGATCCGCCTCGCGCACGCCCAGCGCGACGCGGCGCTCGTGGCGGCCGGGGTGCTGATGCCCGAGGAGGTCCGTCAGCGGTGGACCGGGACGGAGTACCTCGACGAGCTCACGCTCGACCCGGGCGACGGCGGGGAGTTCGCGGCGGCGATGCTCGGCGTCGGTCCAGCGCCGGTCGGGGATCCCGTCATCCCCGCGGACGAGCCTGCGCCGATCGCTCCGGTGGAGGCCGAGGCTGGATCGCTTCAGGACACCGCGCTCAATGGCGCGCAGGTCACGTCGGCTGTCGGCATCGTGTCTGCCGTGGCCGGCGGGACGCTGCCTCGCGAGTCGGGCGTGGCGATGCTCCAGCGATTCTTCAACCTGTCGCAGCCGGACGCCGAGAAGATCATGGGCAGCGTCGGTCGCGGCTTCGTGCCCGCCGAGCCCGTGGCCGCGGACGCCGACGACTACGCCATCCCCGACGCGGTGGCGGGCAACGCGGCGAAGGCGATCCGCTGGCGCGACGAGCACGGCGACGCGGTGCAGGGCGGAACGGCGACGGGCTGGCGGCGGGCCGCGCAGCTCGCGGCGGGTGGCCGCGTGTCGGCGGACGTGATCGTGGAGATGGCCGCATGGTGGGCGCGTCACCGCGACCACGCGCGCGAGCCGGATGCGGAGTACCGCGACGAGCCGTGGCGGGATGCCGGGTACGTCGCCGGGCTGCTGTGGGGCGGCGTCTCCGGTGACACCTGGGCGACCGAGGCTCGCAGGGGGATCGAGTGACCCGCCCCGGTCAGGCGGCGATCGTCGCGCGGCTCCGGCCTCCGACCGGCGTCGAGCGGTCGATCCACGCGAAGCTCCGGCGGGTCTACGTCGGGTGGCTCCGGCGTGAGTTCGTCGCCGCGCTCCGGCGTCAGGGCGTCACCGATGCCGAGGAGGATCCTGCGCCGCGGATCCGCGCGCTCGCGGCGCTCGCCGAGGTGCGGGCGAAGCTGGCGACGAACCCGCCCGCGATGCCGGACCTCGACCCGGACGGGGTGATCGTGGTGACCCGGGCGAACCGGGCCGCAGTCGCGGCAACGAGATGGGCTACCGGCGTCCCGTCAGTCCCGGTCGTGTCGAGCGCCGAGGCCGCGCTGCGGGTGGCGACGTGGCAGGTCGAGGCGTCGAGGTACATCGTCGCGCTTCCGCGTGAGGCGATCGACCGGCTCGAGCGCATGATGATCGAGCGGTACACGGACGGATCCCGGGTCGAGACGATCGCCCGTGCCTTCCAGGAGCAGCTCGGCGTGACCGACCGCCACGCGATGCTCCTCGCCCGGGACCAGACCGCGAAGCTCAATGCGCGAACGCATCAAGCCGACTTCGCCACGGCTGGGATCGACGAGTACGTGTGGAGCACGTCCGACGACGAGCGGGTACGCGAGGACCATCGCGTGCTCGACGGTACGCGGCATCGGTGGGATGAGGAGCCGCCGATCGTGGACCGGCGCACGCAAGAGCGCGGGCACCCGGGCGAAGTGTTCCAGTGCCGGTGCGTAGCGTTGCCGGTCGCGGTCGTCCGTGGTAGCGCGAAGGCATGACCTCCGTCTGTGACATCCCCGAGCAGTTCGCGGCCGACCGCGCCGAGCGGTACCAGCTCCGCGGGCTCGAGGAGCGCGAGGACGGGTCGGTCGTCGGTGAGATGGTCGTCGCCACGGTCGGGCCGATGCGGTACGCGCACGGCGTCGACCTCGTGCCGCGCGAGACGCTGGCCGACGAGGCGGCGATCGAGTCGCTCCGGCTCCGTCCGATGATCGGACCCGACACGCACACGCCCGACGCGGCGGTCGTTCAGCCCCACGAGATCGCGTCCCGACGCATCGGTCACATCGGATCGCACGTCCGCATGGAGGGCGACGACCTCGTAGCCGACTTCGTGATCGACACCCCCGAGGGGAGGGCGCTGCTCGAAAAGGGCTTGCGCGCCGTCTCGCCCGGGTATACCGTCTCCCGCAAGAAGCCGGAGCCCGGTCAACCGGGCGTCGACTTCGAGCAGACCCAGCGCCGCTATCTACACGTCGCCCTCGTCGAGAAGGCACGCGGCGGCGACCGGGTCAGGATCGTTGACAGCGCAGCCAGTGAGGTTCCCGTGGAGTTCACCCCCGAGATGATCGCGTCGCTCGCCGCCGCGCTCAAGCCGTTGATCGGTGAGGAGATGGACACCTGCATGGCGCGGAACCTCGACGGCTACGCCGCCAAGATGACCGACGCCATGAAGGCGACGATGCCCGCGACCGCCGAGGCCGAGCAGCTTCCGCCGACCGGCGCCGAGGCTGACGGCTGGACCGTCGCCGAGACCCGGAAGATCCTCGACCTCGCGGACGTCGCCGGCGTCACCGGTGGCACCGTGACCGAGCTCGCCCGCGCCGTCGCCGCCAAGTCGGGCGT